TAACAACGACTAATCATAACATCTTCGAGTAAGTCAGCCGTAACACCAGCAGGTACAGTAATACCATATGTGGTGACTGACGCAGCAGCAATCAGCGAGATTGTACAATCATGAATATACGGACGTGAAGCGTTTGTAGCACCAGCAGTCGGTGTCAAACTCACTCCACGCCCACCAGCCGCAGGAGGAGCAAGGTTAACATATGCTAGCTCAAAGTCAGTCGCAGTCACGGTAAAAATAATACCGGCTGTTTCTGTACTTGTAATACTTGTACGCAACCGCATTCCACCTGATCCATGTCGTTGACCTGAAATAGGAACACTACCAGGAATACCAACAATCGTAAGACCGGCCTTATTGACAGCAATCGTAGCACTAACAGAATGTGATCCAGGTAGAAGAACAATAATATCGCCAACGTTCGCTGTAGCAAGTACAATTGCTCTATTCACAGTACGAACAGCACTTTCCGGCGAAAGTCCATCGCTGTTATCGCTTGCTTCGTATGTCCGTCCTTCAACAACATATGAATCAGACGGTGCAACCCAAAACACACGCCCAGATGTTATAGGAATTAATCCCCAAAAACTACCGAACTTTGTAATATACGCCATAATTTCCTTTTGGCACGATTAGTTAGCGAGACTTGTAACGCGCCCCTTACCACTCGCCACACAAAGAATTTAGAAATAAGTTGGTGCTACGTGTGAATTAGACCAAACCTTTTTTGTACCCTTTGTCGTATTCTTCAGTTTTTTGACTTTCTGAAGTTTCGACTTGGGAGGATTATTTAGATCATACATACAACCTCGTTATGTGGAGCTAAGTGGAGGAATCCAACCCCCGTCTTCACCGTACAAAGGGGATATAATTGCATTATACTAACCTAGCAACACAAAATGTTCATAAATCGTGAACACACAACTTTAGTAAACAAAGGTTGATATTAGGACACTTCCGCGCCAGCAATCCACCGCCAGTTTAACCACATCCAAGAATATCGGCAATAGGCACGCCACTTGGCGATGAAGCTATCGAACTCTTCAGCCTTTCCGAATTCCAACGGAATACGATCAAACCAAACTAACCACTGTTTTGCTTGCTTTGTATCCAGCATAAACCAGTTGTTCGCATCACTCAAGTATTCCCAGTCTGTACCAGTCCAACGACCATTACCTTGCGGGTTATAGGCATTGTTGGCAGTATTGGGGTCTTTGCTTGACTTTATGATTTCGTCAGCCCTATCAGCCAACTCAATCGGGTAAACCAACTTATCAGGCATGATGCTGATCTTGTTCGCAACATCGCCACGGAAGCCGCGCATCTGAGTACGCAGAGAAGAAACCGCAGTTGTCGTAAACGAAGCAGTCGTTAGGTTATCAAACCCAACGGCTGTGCTCGCACCTGAAGTTGTAGTATGACTGTCCGAACACAAAGCAACGTTCTCTGTGTTCTGATAGAAAAACGAGTCATTACTGAACGCAAAATTAAACACTCGCGCACCATGAGACTGTCTTGTTCTCATATACGCATTCGCAAGCGCAGGACTCTTTCGTTCCCAAATTCCATGTCGATCATCCATATTGTTACTGCGTCATACGACGCGAGTACGCATTTCTGGTACCTCTACCGATCCCTCGGTAGTTCGGAATGCACCTTCAACCAGTTGTAAATTGGTTGTTAACCCCACCACTCTCTACGGATTCACGATTACCTGGATAACGACTTATTTCCTTAATCTTCGTAGATAAAATATCTTCACGTTGATTATACGGCGCTGATTGGTGCGGGTTAGCTTCTCGTCTTGCAAGTCGAATAGTTACGTATTCTAATAGCAATATAGCTTGTTCCCGTTTCGCAATCAAATAAGGAAGTAAAGCTTCGAGTACAATCTTTACTTCAGACTGTTTCGTTACATACAGGTAGTAACAAGGCTTAGTACTCAAAACGCTAGGTTTTTGTCTACACGCACGTACCTGACGTTTTATCAAAGCATACAACAAAGTCTGAACCTCTGTTAATAATGCTTGATTAGTATTTGTCACTTGGAGAAGCGGGCGAGTCGTACCGTGATTTTTCGTTGTTGTAATTGTACCTTCGCCGTCGAATATACCAGCTAGCCAAGCTAGCTTGACTGCCTTCATCGTGTCTTTCCTCGGAGTTGCCTGTTCTAGGTATTCTCCGATTTGGGTTAAAGTTTACTTACAGCTTACGCTGCAAGGCGACAATGAAAATTATCGTACATTTGACGAGTCACCTGGAACCCGTTCACGAACGCCCTATGCTCTGCTGTCACATCATACCCTTGAGATTGATTCTGGTAGACAACTGAACCGTTAAATTCAGCGAAATCACCAATCTCGCCAACGCCTGACCATCTCTCGAAGCTATCCTTCGATGTGTCCATAGCGAAGAACTCACCAATCCTGTCGGGCAACTGCACTAACTCATCATAAAACAATTTTGTGACGCGCTTGTCGAGTAAATCACCAAACGCGCCTACATCATGAGGCGTTGCCATTGAAGCACTCCATAAAACGTTAAGGTTGAAGAAAACTAAACTTATGTGTTTGTTCCAAAGAGGTGATCTGAGATAAGCAATTCAAGGTAGCTGTTTGTCGCACCGTTAAGTTGCAAATCAATCACGCGAGCTTCGGCACCAGTTGCAGCAATATCACCGCGCACATTCTGAAGGTCTGTGCTCAGTGTCACATCAGGCGTACCAACTGTGTAGTCAATAGTATGATACTTATCACCAACACGGTTTGCAGCAAACGGCATTATAACTGTTACAGTCAGGGTTGTAGTTGTGCTTGTGATCTTGCGTGAAGCACCACCGTTAGCACCGGACGAATACCAAACTGTTCCTTCATCCATATCAGGGCTAGAAGGATCGGTATCACCCGTTGTACCAACAACAGTCAAACCATTGGCAGATGCAGTACCAACTGTTCGTGTTTCAAGAGCCGCATTTGCAGCAGACCCTACGAGTAGCGCTTTGATAACAGCATCAGGATTGACAACAACTGTCTGCAAGTATTCAGGTTGATTCTGAACCACACTGTAACTAACAGGCTGACCCACATTAACAATAGGGTCCATTGTCAAACCAACAGCATCAGCCCAAGATGTAGTCGTCGATGTGCTCAAGCCAGTCGCACCAGCAGCAGCCACAAGAACAACAATACCAGCAGCATGACCAGCAGCCATTTTGTACTTCTTCAACGTGGGTGTTCCACCACCCAAAAGATATTCAAACTTCATTTTATCTCCTCTATAAGACGCTTCGTGGGATCGTCTTTATATCCCTTGTTCTTTCTTCATTTTTCTCATATGTGCAGTACGCTCTGCACGACGATCAGCAGCCGTTGATCGAACTTGGTGATACGTTTCTTCAAAGAAGTAAGCCGAACACCGAACGTCAAACGTGTCGCAACCATCGCACTTCGCTTGCACAACAGGAAATTCTTTTTCCTTGCGGTAATGAAACTTACCAGGATTAAACTTATGTGTACACAATGGACATAGTGTAATAACCTTCTTTAAGGCACATAAGTCATACACCCATGATCCAGCCGTGCGTCCATGTGGTTTACCTGGTGCTTCTTGAGCCGCAGTTATTTCTTTTTTTGTGAACTGTCGTTTTACAAGTACTGTAGGATCAGTCTTCGTAGCCATTGGCATCACCGCTTCTTCTGCAAAGCAGTCTTGGGATCAAACTTAATCTCAGCAACAACATCCGACCAACCTTTAGGATAGCGACCATTCTTCATCATATTTGTATAATGTGCGACTTCTCGCTTGGTCAGCTTATTCAAGATTTCTTGGTCAGGATTCACTCTGCTAGCAGGACGAGCACCACCAGGCAACCCTTGATGGGTTTCCGTCCTAACGGTGCGCTCTCGTTTCGTCACGGCGTCAATGGGTCCATGAACAGCACGTAAGGCAGACAATTGTAGCTGCCGACGCTGTACATCTGTAAGCTTATCTACATCGAATCCATGAATGCTTGCTTGAAATGCAAACTCTTCTTCGACTCGTTCGCGTGCGTCAGTCCCTTCTTTTTTAATTTCAGGGATTGCCTCAAGATAAGTGTTAATATGTGACTGCAACGCATTATTACGTGTAGTCTCAGCACTTTCCTTTGTTACGTCAGTTTTGACGCTATTCAATACACGCTTAGTAATGACAGCTTCACGATGTGCTTCGGCATCAGCGCGAGTAATACGGCCTTGAGCAATGAATTCCTCAAGCTGCGCCCAAGAATATTCAGTAGTCTCGTTAGTCGTCTTTCCTTCCAACTCAGCTATGCGTGCTTCAGCAGCTTTTAGCTTTGTTTGGGATTCAACAAGATCACGCTCTGCTTGTTTACCTTTCGCATAGATTTGCTCAAAACGAATACCACCCTTAGACAAAGGATGAACACGGCGATTGTCTTCGTTAGATACATCATCTGGCTGACCTTCAGGTTCAAGAAGAGGAGCATCCTCTTCAGGAGTGTCAAGGTTGTCAGTAGTTTCGTTCGGCTTCTCTTTGTTCTCTGGCTCTTTATCTTCTATGTCCGGCATAATGCACCTACGCATGACTTAGGGTGTCAAGAAACCCGCAGGAATAATTTCCTGAATAGAACTTATTATTTAACAACCTCAAGAACAGGCTTAGGCTTCTCTTCGACCAATATTTGTGCAGGAATTTCAAGTACCTTTTTGAGAATCTCAACTTGACCCTTCAAAAAGAAATACTCAAATTGCTGAAGTCGAACTAAGTCTTCTTGAACGCACGTAATACCTTTCAACGCAGCCGCATTGCAACCTGCTTCGGCTTTATTCAATAAATCTTGAATGCTACGAGCATATTTGTCGAGTCGTTCGTCGCCTGTATTTGCAACTTCACTATGTGCTTGTTCAAGCAGCTTAGCTTGTGCAACTTTTTGTTCAGCCTGTTTAAGAGATTCAGCAAGCTTACCGTCTGCATAACGTCTGTGGTCTTTAATGTCAACGCTCATAGTACCCTCCTGGTTACTGGTTGTTTAACTTACCGAACACCCTTTGCAATGGACTCCTACACTCTGGACACTTCAGCGGCATTGGATCAGGTTTTGGTACGTTCCGAAAGAAACCTGGCTTATCAGTATTTTCTATTTCCTCAACAGTTCCAACAATCCTAATGCACGCATTGCATATAATGCTACTAATTTGCTGTTTCATCATCCATTCGCTCCTCCGCCTGCGCTTGGTAGACTTTCATCAATCAACTCTTTGCCTTGAACTGGTGCATTACCACTTGCACCAGGATTAGGCGGACTAGACGCAGCCACATTACCGGCTTGCTGTCCAGGTTGTTGACCACCAACTGACTGTTGCATTGCTGCGGCATTTGACATTAACTGTTGCTGCTGAATCATTTGCTGCATCTCAGCAACTCGTGTTGCGGCATACTGCCCTAGCATCCTAATCTGAAACTCAGTAAAATTGTCAAGATTCTTTTTATCAGTCACGAATTCTTGCAACTTCTGAATGTGTTGATCCAGCGGTTCCATTGGTTTACCATACGGGAAGTAGCCATTCAGTATTGAAAGAATAGCATCTTCCACAGATATAACAGGTAAGCCAGCAAACGGATCATTTGTTGGTGAACTAATATATTTCATTGGTTCTTGACCACGCGCACGAATCCAATCGCTTGTCAACTGGTAAATGTTCTGCGGTGTCACAATACCTAACTGGAACAACAACGGATTAACAAGAATTCCGAACATCTCTTGCAAGGCAGATGTTGCCAATGCACGATTTGTGTTTAGTATGCTTGCACTGAAATCAAACGAGAATCGCCCTTGAATAGCTTTCTTGTCACTGATCGTTACATACGGATCAGTCTCTTTCGTCACACCTGACGAAATACGGAACTGTTTACTCTTCGGTAAAAACAACTGGTTCAATTCGTGGAACTGTTGCCATATCTCAACGAGTCCACCAAAAAACCGGCGCATAACTCGCTCCGGTCGAGCATCGCCCTGTTGAAGAAGCGACTGCATGTTCTGTGTAGTCCGAAGCGCAGCCGACTTGCCAGCGGGAACACCACCTAACTGCAACTGTCCCACAAGAGTTGCTTGATCCAATATCTGTGACACTAACGTAATCATGTTGTGACCGAAGGCCGACATACCTTGAGGCAACGTAGGATAATGTACGTCTTCTTTCGGTGTATTTGTCGGATACAAGTCACCTGGACCCATCCGCATAACTTCAGGACGTATACCAGACATAGGTCGGTAGAATCCCCACGGCGTATTAGTCAAGTCGCCGTTATCAATCATTTGATCAAACGTGCGCTTGATAATGTCGTAGCCTGATTCCATCAACTCAATCAACCCAATGGCATAGAACTGTCCATTGACAGGAATATACTTTGCCATTGCAAACGGACGGCGCATTGGGACTGTTGGGTATACTTCAGTCAGATACCGTGCTCTGAGAAGAATCTGAGGATTTTCAAGTATCCAGTATACGACTTCTTCCTCAAAACCATCACCGTCGATATCTTCACGACCAAAGTACGTCAAACGTACAAACGGGTCTTCTTGCATGTCGAAGACTGTATCGCTTTGCTGACCAGTCAAATCATCCTGAAGTTGTTTTTGTTCGTTTGGATCTTTATGATCGTTTCGACGTTTCGTCGCACTCTTTATTTTCTCAATGTCGTCTTTCGTGACTTCATCATAAAACCCTTTGTCAATAAGCTTCAAGATTTCGTCACGACTTGGGTAGTCCACCATATATACATGTGGCGCACCCATCGGGTTAGACATTGTTTGAGGCTGAAGATTTTCACAACGTCCAGGTATAACGATGTCTTCAAGCTCTTTTGGAATAATTGCTGGACCATCAAAGATAGTTTCTTCTTTGTTGCACAACAAAAGAACTTGCTGTTCATCACCTTCTTGAACAACCGTTACTTTCTCAGTGACTTCATCACCAGTCAATTCGTGAATTGTCTTGACTTCCCATCCCCACGGCGCATTAGCGCCAGGCAGAATTGTCGCCTTCGGGAAATACTCAACAAGATGCTGCATGATCCATTTATCCCACGATGTCTTAGGCGGTGGGAAATCGATCACGTAAGGAAATGTAATCTTCTGTTTTTCTTTTATGTACGGACAGTAGGCGACATACTGACCATCTTGACAAAATGACGAAATCAAATTACCAATCGTGATTTCGCCATCGTTCTCTACGAACACCTGGTAATCAATCAACTGGTCAATCGTCTTCTCTTTTTGTTCGTTTGCTTTTGACGCAGCCTTAGCGTTCATCACAGGCCGAACAGACAGGACGGCGTTATGTAACGTATCCTCAGTCCGCTGTACGTCAGTCATAATGATAGGCAGATGTGCGTTACTCGCATTCTCCCAAGGGAACGTCTTGACTTCACGCCAGCCTCGATACTTCGCAGTACGCTGAATTCTGCGTTCAGTCCATTCTGATCGATCTTGAATGTCGTCGCCATAGCGTTTGATTAAATGCGCGACAACCTTTTCACGATCTTTTACAAAATGGGTTTTACGCTTTGGAGGCTTAATGAAAAACCCTATTGGTTCTTCACCAGGAAGAACTACGCCTGTCGCAGCGGTATCATCGACACCACCGTTAGCAGGAGGTTGTAATTCCATATATTCATCGGCCATAGTTCACCTTTTGTTGAATCTTGTAACTACTCGTGCCTCTATCACGTCTATAAACGGATGGTGCTTGTTGCATACCAGAAGGCATGTAATTCATCAGGTACTTAAACAGTGTCGGAAAATCGTCATCTTTTTTCAAGGGTTCTTGTGAGATATCCTTGTTCTCAGCATTCTTATGATCAGCCCATACATAACGAGTCATCTGCAAAATAGCATCATCACATGACGGGTCCATGCGAAACCGTGGACGTCTGAAAGCACGATCTGGTTTGATGAAGTCGTTCAGTCTTGCACGACCAACAGAACTGTCATCACCAAGATCAAAATGCAATCCGACATTATCGAATTCATCCTGCCATGTAACCTGACGCTTTGCACCAGACGGTGATGCACCCATGTTCGGGTCCATAATGCGTGTAATGTACTTATGCTGAAGACGAGCTTCAACATTTGCGACTTCATCACGCACCGACTCTGCACCACCTTCAACCTGAAGTGTAGCGATTACCTCGAAATCTTCATTTGGAGTAACTTGTACCCAAGCAAGCATGTGAGGCTTACGTGGGTGAGGATCAAGGAGACATACACAGGGATAATCGGTATTAATAAGGCATATCTCAACATTACTGTATGTTCCAATTTCTATAGTGCCACATTCAGAACACGTATCATCACTATTCGCCAACGTGATCTTACCGCATTCATAACACCAGTATTTCTCTTGGTCAGTGAAATCTGGATGTATTCTGTTGCTGAATCGAATCGGCATACCGTAGATACGAGTATTTCGTTCCAACTTAGTCATATGACTAGCAGCTTCAGCAACCTTTGTTTGATCCAGGTGCGGGTTCATCGTTGAGAAGATATTGATTACATCAACGTCTGGATGCTTTGCTTTACCTGGTACACCTTTGTCGTAAATCTCGTCGAATATCCAGTCTACAGGTGCAGCCGGATTGTCAGGCCATGTCATCGAGACTAACATGGTTGAACCACTACCACCGCGCATCGTTCTAGCGCGATTCTCACGCCAGATTGGATGAGGGGGAGGTTCGTCATGTAGACAGTAATCAATATCGCCTGAAGCGAAGTTCTCAGGATCTTGGTCATAGCTCATGAACTGGATCGTCGAGTACCCTTCAAACTTTCCAGTATCAGGATTCAAATATCTAACAGTCAGTAACCGTAGGCGACTATTCCAACTCTTCTTCCAGTCACCTTCTATAAGACAATGACGAGGAATCCATCCCCAATGACCTTGTGAACCTCCTTGTGGCTTTAGGCCGCTCCAAGACCAATACTGTAGTTTGGGCAATATAATAGGTTCCAAAATCGCTGTTATAGATTCGCACACTACACGCATCTTGATAGGTCCGCATAGTTTCTGGCGAGGGTACGTATCCTTTAGACTATCTGGTATTTGTCCTGTGCATCGTATAATACCTTCTACCAATGCGTGCTCAGTCTTGCCTGACCCGTTACCACCAAAGATACCAATGTAACCAACAGTCAAATCGTGAATCTTTGCAATCGTAGGATTCGCTGGCGCATAATAATGCAGCGCAAACTCATGCAAGTCCTTCTCTTGTAGATTCAACAAATCTTGTGCCGCATCTAACAGTTGTTCATCTGTCAACGCAGACAGATCGGTGTTGTCTTCCAATATCTGTCGCATCACCCCTCCCAGTTTAAGAACTTGCAAAAATGCATACTCAGAGTTGCTTTTCTGGCACAGATGTAAACTCTATTTTGCGTTCTGTCGCAGTTGCAATTAATCCACGGCGTTTTAACTCAGACAACAAGCGAGGAAGAACAGAGTCCATACGTGCTCGGTCAGTATCACCAATAATCACGTTTGGTTGACCAGACAAGACTTGCGACTTGTCTAACATAATGGCTTCGTAGACACCAACTTCTTTCAAGTTGGACATAGCCAGAAGCTCAACCAGTTTATCATCTGTCAAGAAACGATCAAGCACGTTTAATCGACGTGCAACTCTCCGCTGTAGACTTTCTTTTGAAATAATTTGTGAGTTCTCAGCCGTACCACCACCGTCAAAGTCAGGACTACTCATCTGAAGTTTTTCAGCATCGACTAAAGCACGCACAAATGTTTTATGTGCCTTCAGCTTGACCTGATCATTATTTTTTGCATCAATCTTCGACAACGGCACAAGTGAATTCTTCGCAGCTTCTTGAATAGGATTCTTTCTCGGTCTACCTCTACCACGTTTCGGTTTATCGACCGAAGATAGATTTAAGGGAGGCTCATGTTGGAGGGGTACACTTGCCTCCCCAACAGGTTCTCCGCTAGGAGACTTAGCAACTTTTTTCTTTTGTTTTGGTTGACCTGTTTTTTTCATCTGTCTATCTCTCTATCAGGCGCATTCAAGTTTGGCATCGTCACAACTTCACGGGACTCCTCAAAAAGCAATTCCAGATTCTTTGCTGCAACCATCTGACCATATCCTGGTAGACATTGGTGCCAGCAATGCCATCCACCTTCAAACTGTTCCGGCCACACAACGCAGTATAATACTTCGTTAGCAGGAATTGGTTTCGAGCTTGCCATGTGAAATTCACAGACTACTTGTGCTTTACGATTGTGCTGAACATACAGCCACGCAAGACTACCTATATCTTCTTGTGCGGAGTCTTTAACAAAAACATAATCACCAGGTTGAAACATGCTTCCTTCCATAATGCTTACTTCCTAGTTTTCTCGTCAGGATTATTATCGCGCCATTTCTTTTTATGCGCCAAGCTTCTTGCTCGGTTCTTCTTGTACCAAACTCTAAAATAAGCGCCATCGTACTGTCGTTTCATCTAGTGAAACCTTTTAATCTTTTCAAAACTACGCATTGCACCTAAGCCAAGCATACCAAGAAGTACTTCCAACGTCATTGTTGTATCAGGTGTTGGCAAATCAGGAATACGTGTATTCGTCAACGATTCAGCCATACCAAAACACCAGTTGAGTAGAGCATAACCGACAACGCTATAGAATAGTGACATACCACAAATCCATCCGATAGCAGGACGCCAGCGCGTCACAAACTTGTCTTGTGACGCTGCTTCAATTTCGTTGATCTTCGTTTGTGCTTGCTGCAAGCCAAGATGAACATTCAACTCAGCTTGCGTCAAGGCGAGTTCGATCTTAGCTAGCTCTAGTGGATCGGCCTTGAATGTCGAAACAATATCCTTTACACCTTTGAAAACGCCTGATGCCCCGCCTGAAAAAATCTCAGCAATGATACTCATACT